GGTCTGCGCGGGACGTCGCCTTGTTGGGCAGATCTGCGAGGTTTGACGCGGCAGCGAGCTTGCCTGCCAGCCCGTTGGTTACGGTGGCCGCAAAATTCGGATCATCGCCCAAAGACGCTGCCAACTCGTTCAGTGTGTCCAAAGCACCCGGGGCAGCATCAATCAGCGCTCCGATGGCAGCTGTGACAAACCCTGTCGTCGCCAGCTGCGCGGTATTGGTGCCAGAGGCTGCGGTTGGTGCTGTGGGTGTGCCGGTCAGGCCCGGCGAGGCAAGCGGGGCTTTGGCATCAAGCGCTGCCTGAAGACTGGTCACCTGCGAGATCGGATGGCTGTGGGTGGCAGGCGTAAAGCTGGTGGGCTTGCCGGTAACGCCCGCCCAAGGCACAGCGTCGGCCAGTTCGGCCGCATCGACCTTGCCATTGCTGTTGGTGTCATAGGTTGTGGCCAGCATATCGCCGGGACCAAAGGCGACGATGGCCTGCTGCACAAAGGCCGTGGTTGCGAGCTGGGGTGTGCTGGTTCCGGTTGTGGCGGTGGGTGCGATGGGCACACCTGTCAGGGCAGGCGATGCCAAGGGCGCTTTGGCGTCCAGCGCTCCTTGCAGCCCGTCCACGTTGGCAACGATGTGGTTGTGGCTGTCATCGACCACGGCCGCCGTCAGGGTCACATTGGCCGCGCCATCAAAGCTGATCGCGCCCGAGAGATCACCGGCCAGTGCAATTGTGCGCGCCGTTGCGAGCTTGCTTGCCGTCACCGCATTGGCCGATACGCCGAGTTTGCCGTCGAGCGCACCCTGCAAGCCCGTCACATCGCCAATAATGTGGCCATGCGCAGCTTCGGCTTTGGCGGCAAGCCCCGCATCAAATTGCGATTTGCGCACCAGATCCGTCGCGCCACTGGCGTCTTGGGCGGACTTTGGAACGAGGGTGAAGGTTTTGGGACCAGCGACGGTCTGCGCACCGGTCAAGGCAACGAAGGACCCCGTCCCCGCAAGGGCCGCGATGGCGGTCGCATTGCCGGTGCCATCGTCCCCCTTGCCAACATAAAGCGTATCATCGACCTCGTTATGGGCAAGCTCGCCCGATTTAAGCGCTGCAGGCGCGCCTGCCACGCCGGAGCCGCGGCGCTTGAGCTGGATTGTATTGGCCATCAGAAAAATCCTCCGTTGATGGGCGCGTCGGTGGGCAGAATGGTCACGCCAGGCTCGCCCTGATTGCCTTGCGCGCCTTGGGGTCCGCGCAAACCGTCTGGCCCGGGCAAGCCCAGCAGGCGGACAGACACCGGCGCTGTGGCCAAGCGCAGGGTGATCGGCGACAGGGCTGAGACGCGAATACGAATAGGTCCGGTCTGGAGCCGGAGGTCGAGCGCGGCTGCCATGGCGTCAAAGTCCCCGTGTCACCGGTTGCTGAACCGGGATTTCCAGCGAGAAGCCAAGCGGGCGCTCCGGGGTGAGATCCGTGCGGACAAAATCCACAACCACGCTGCCGGGAATGAGGGCAGCCGTCACGTCCGCTGCCACCACAATCTCGAGGGTGTAATCATCTATGCGTATGAGGCTGCCGGTTTCGCTCAAAAGGGTGGCAATCACATCCAGTGCTGCCAAACGCGTCCGCATTTGGCCTGCCAAGACGCATGCCTGCGGAAAAAGCGCGGTATCTGCTTGCAACTGCAAACGATACTCATATCCGATCAGAATGACCGGACCTTCCAGCGTGGAGACCCCGCCTGTCGACAGACCCGTCATGGCCGCCACCCGCAAAGCCGCGCGCCGGTCTCATTATGGGTCAGGATTTGGAGCGCAGTGCCATCCGTTAGCTGATCTTCGCGCGAGGGCAGGATGGGTGCTGCCCAATCGCAATCGGCGGGCGCACGTAGATCAATCCCGCATCCAGCGAGCAAGACGGCGCTTGCGCTCAGCATCAGGCAAAACCTCAAGCTCATGGCGGATGTCCTTTGCAATGGTGAGAGAGCGAATGCGGGCCTCTGCCTGTTTGACAGCAAGATGCGCCCGCGCCTGCGCCCGACCTCGGGCGAAGGCAATCCAAAGGGCTGAGATTGCAATCGCCGCCAGCGCCAGACCCAAGCGCAACCGGGTCCCCAAACGGAGCATTGTGCCTATGATCATGGTGTCTTCCCCAGCCGGTGATCCTCAATCCGAGCGGCACGGGATTTAACCGCAAAGACGATGATGGCGAGGAAGATCAAGGCGCCAAGGATCGGTAACACCGTGGCTGCATGCGCCCCAAGCCCGACCAAGTCCAACACCCGGGTCGCGAGATCGCGCCCATCTTCGGCCTGTGTGATCAGAGGCGCCAGATCGGTCAGGGCAATCCCCGCTGACCCGGCAGCACCAAGCGCAATCTGCGCATTGGCGGCGGTGACAATGCGCGAGGCTGCTGGCTGCCCTGATGCGCGCTCGGAGCTGACCGCGCGCGGCTTTGCGGTCTCCAAGGCAGCGACAAAAGCGGCGTCAATCACCGGCTCCAGCGGCAGGCCGTGGTCAGCGCGGAAGGCCAGAACAGCGCCCCTGGTGCGACTGCCCATCACACCATCAGCCGCGCCCACTTCATGATAGCCAAGATCGCGCAACATCGATTGCACTGCCTTGATCGGGGGCGGACGACGTGATCCGGAAGCTGGCGCGCGGCGAAGGCCGATCAGCTTTGAGACCGGATAGCGCTGCACGCTGACCGCATCGCCCTGATTGCCGCCCAAGGCAAACAGCCACTTGCCTTCAACACAGTCGATAAAAAAGACATGGCCCTGCCAGGCCGAGGTGCCACGCGGGATGACGCCAATATCGCCCGGACGCACTGCGGCGAGATCCACAGCCTCACCCCAGTCCAGATAAGAGCGCGCGGTCAACTTGCGGGTGGAGCGGATCCCAGCTTTCTCGAGGCAATGTCCCACAAAGGCAGCACACCAGGCCACGTCGTCATGCTCGACCCAGTCTTGACCGATGGTGGCGTACATCTCGATGATCTTGGGGTTATTTGCGGCCCCCGGGCCTTCGGTGGTGCCAATGTAGCTTCGGGCGATTTCAAAAGCGGTCATGTCGTTGTCCCATGCAAAAGGAAACGCCGCCCGAGATTGGGCGGCGCTTGGCGGTGTGATTGTCGCGAGGCCAGTCGCGAGGCCAGTCGCGAGGCCAGTCGCGAGGCCAGTCGCGAGGCCAGTCGCGAGGCCAGTCGCGAGGTCAGTCGGGGGGCCAGTCCTAGAGCAGGCCGAGATCTGATCAGCGTCGCGGGAATGGACGCAGCACAGCGCAATGTTGGCGCAGTGCCAGCGCCGCGCCTTACTTCTTGCGACCCAGCCAGGACGCCAGCAGGGATTCAGCCCCGCGGGGCCCAAGATAGGCGAGGGTTGCCACAAAGCCTGTCGAGACGGGTTGCGCGAGGCCGATGTAATTCGCCGCAGCCTCGCCGATCAGCGCCATGCCAACGGCGACGGGGATTTCCCACAGGAGCTCCTTGCCAAAAAAGCGGCGCCGGCCAAGTTTCACCTCGCCCGAATGCCACATCAGCCGTCCGGTCAGCGCACCAATCAGGGTGGTGACAGCCCCGCCGAATACCGAATTGATCATGTCGATAAACCCACCATCATTCATCGGCGTGCCTCCTCTAATGCCGCAACACGCGCGGTCAGTTCCTTGACGGCCTCGATCAGAAGGCCTGCGATATTGCCGTAGGCGACGGACAGTTGCCCTGCCTGATTTGCCCGCACGACCTCGGGCAGAACCGTTTCCACCTCTTGCGCCACCACGCCGATCTGGCGGGTCCCATCCATGGTGAACCGCACGCCGCGCAGAGCGCAAACCAGCGCCAGCGCATCTGGGATGGTCTCAATGTCAGATTTCAGGCGCGCATCTGACGAGGACACGAAGTTTGGCGCGGTGACCACCCCGGTGAAGGTCGCCCCCGTAAGCGCCGCCTTTCCTGCAATCGTGGCGTCATACTCCACTGCGGCTTTGGTCGCCATTGTGCCAAGCCCGAGGTTTCCCCGCGCCAGCGCCGTATTTGCCAACCCTGCCAGATTTCCCGCCGCATCCAAAAGTGCGTCCCAGCCCGTGTTCGTCGCATTGCGCCGCCGCAGCACCGGCGGCGAGGCAGAGGTGTCGACCCAGAGCATGCCCGCAACGGCTGCGGTCGGTGCCGACGCCCCGGCGCTGGTTGATTGTAGGGCGGCGATCACCTCGTTGATCCGGGCCCGAACGGCGGCTCCGGCATTGTTGGTGATTACAAAACTCGATGTCTGGGGCATTCAGTGTTTTCCGTTCTGTATCAAGTCTTCTTGCGGGGTTTCGCGTTGGGGGCGCAGCCCACAGGCAGCGAAAGCGCGCGCGTTGTGCACGCAAAGCACTTCAGGCGACCTCATCGGCATAGAGCCGCAGTTGGGAGACGATGGGCGTGTAAGACGCATCCTTGGTGGAGAGATAGGCCCGGGCCTCAACAGCGCGGGCTTCTATTTCATGGTTGTCGAGCCGACCCCAAGGGCCCCAAGTGGGGCTGCTGTTTGGGTCGTCATCGGTCTCGCGGATCTCGAAGAGCACGTCGATTTCTGCACCGGCCGCGCCGTCAAAGTCGGCCCATGTGTCCATCAGCGCTGTGCGCGCATCGATCCGGTCGTTCAGCGCCAAGGCTGCAACGCCGATCTCTGAACGCAGGCGCACGCGTTTGACGGCCCCAAGATCGAGCCCGGCAGCAAAACCGTATTGCCCCTCCATTGCAGTGACCCGCGTGACGCCACCAGTTGTTGCAGTTGCCAAGGTCAGGTTTGAGCCCACAACCTGCAGACCCGTCTTTGCGCCCACGAACCCAGGATCGGCCTGCAGATAGGCCAAGGGGGAGAAGGCCAGCACTTGTGCGCCTTTGGTCGAGACCCGAGTTTCTGGCCCCGCTCTGCCGCCGCTGTCCTCTGCCCGTAGCAGATATGTCCCGGGCTTCAGAGGCACCACGGCAATAGCCTCACCGCCACCGACCCGGTCCATCGAATAGCTGTCCGACCAAGTCGCAGTGACTTCTTTCGAATGGCGGATCACGATATTGCCACCAACCCGCACATCAGGATCAACGGACCTGGCCCATTTCAGGATGGCAAGTCCACCGGCAGTTTGCAGCGTGACGCTGCCCAGCCCGGCTGGGGGTGCTGTCAGGCCCAGAATTTCGACTGACGCGGTTTGCCAGACCGACGACACGCCCAGCACCGAGATCGCTTTCACCCGGAATTGCCATGCGCCGGGCGCAACATCACGGATCTCAAGGCTGGTGCCATCGGTGCGGCCATAATCCAGCCAATCTCCGCCTGCACTCTGCCGTGCCTGCAGTTGATAGCCCGCAACAAAGCCCGAAGGGGCGGCCTCCCAGGCAACGCGCGCCAGAACCTTGAGCCCGCCACCATCGCGTGTGATGTAGAGATCCTCTGTAACCGTGGGCGGCCCCGGCGCTGGAATATCAAAAGCATTCGGCAACGCCGTACGCGGGGCGGCCGCATATATCTGTGCCTCGCTTGCCGACCAGTCGTACACCAGCGGCGAGGTTTCGCGCAGGACAAGTTCTGGCAGCAGCAGTGCGGCATCACCTGAGGCCGCAAGATCAAGGCTGACGCCCTGCACTTCAAACGGTTTGGCAGCAAAGCCCCAACGGGCGTAAGACAGCGTGACCACATCGCCCACGGTGGCCGCCCAAGCCGACAGTTTGCCCGACAGCCGCACCGTCATTTGACGCCGCGCACGCTCCAGCTCGATCTTGGCCAGCCGCTGCGCCATCGCAGCAGAGATGGTGAAGGGCAGCGAGATATCGCGCCATTTCTGCTCGCCGCCGTCTTCCGCCAAATAGGCCGCACTGGCATAGGCCGGAAAGTCATCAGGCTGCCAGTCGTTCTCTGGGCTTACGAACTGTCCGCGCACCCCGTTGAAGTTTGATGACATCGTCACCCGCGTGGCCAAGGTCAGACCAGCCTCGCGAACATGGTCTGAGGTCAGCGCCACGGACGGTGCGCGCCAGGCTCCTGCATGAATGCGCCAAGACCCGCTCGAGAAAGCGCAGCGTCCGGCGAAGGATGTCAGCAACCCCTCGATGATGGTTTTGGGAACCTCGGACAGCGTAATGACACCGTTGCACGCGTAGCGCGGCTCAGACCCACCCCCTGCAAGGGGAACGGTTTCGTCGCAGATGTTGGCCGCCTCGACGAGCGAGAGCTCATCGATTCCATCTGGCTGCCCGATCCGCGCGCCGATGCTCCAAATCGGATTGGCCATGTAGTCGGCAAGGCAGAGAGCGGGGTTTGCCGAATAGACAGACGTTTGGGTCCGCGAGTCCCAGATGTCGTTCTTGCCCTCAACATCGACCGTGATGTTTGGAATGCCGCCCGGGTAGGCGTCTTGGTCATACGTCAGCCGCAGATGGATGGCAGCGCAGCCCCGCAAGCGGTGGTTCTCGGTCCACTTGTCGGGCAGTGCTGCTTTCAGACCCGCAAACGCGGTCTGGTTGGCATCGCCGAGCTTCTTCTCGATTGTTACTTTGCCCGCCCAGCGACCTTGAGCAGTACCGGCAGCATTCAGCGCGACCTCGCCTTCAAAATAGACAGCGCCGATGGAGTTCACCCGGTGCGTTGCCAGCACGATCACCAAATCAAGATATGTGTTGTCTGACCCTGAGGAGTTCAGAAACACGATAACCCCGCCCTTGCGGGTGCGGCCGTACACCAGATCGCGCGGCACCACGGGTTCGCGGATGGTCACCGTGCGGTTTTGCAGCGTCGTCTGCGGCTTTGGCATCAAAGCCTGTGCTGCATAAGACAACAGAAGCGTGCCGCCGATCCGGATCAGGGCCGCGCCAATGCCGCCTGCGGCCAATACCCCGCTGATCGCCCCCGCAACGGCGACGACGGCTGAGACGATGAAGGGCATGGAGGTTGTCCAATATCAGGTTGGTGGTTTTAAATAGACCAGGCAAGTCGGCAGGAAGTAAGCGGCACGGTCATGAGGCCTTCGGGTGCCATGCCGACCGCCGTAGCGCCAACGCAAATTCCAAAACCAAGGCCTGTGTCCGCCAGCACAATGTCACCCCGCTGGGCCAGCAGCGGCGTCTCGCGCGGCGCACCGAGCAGTGCGAGTACCATGTCTTCCAGCGAGGCCCAGCCAAGACGGCGCATGACGCGCGCGCCGCCAAGCGCGGTGCTGTAGCATCCGCGCCAGAGGGCGGCCACATCCTCGCCGCCTGTGAGCAGGCTTCGGATCCCAAAAGCAAATGTTGCACAGTCATGAAGGCCCCAAGCGAAGGGTTTTACCCGTGCGATGTCGATTGCCTCTGCGAGGTGGCGTTCCCAATTGTCGATGTGCGGCATCATTTTCCCTTGCCCATCTAAGCGTGGCGCGCCAACTTTGCGGCATGCGCGCCTTTGATTTCCCCTTTGAGACTGTCGAGATCAGCTGCCCTGTCTGCGGTCGTTTCGGGCGCTATTCCAAAGAACGTTTTGTGGAGCGTGTTGGTGCGAATACGCCGCTGCCCACAGCGCTCGACATCATTGCCAAAGATTGCCCCGAAGACCGGCCGAGCCTCACGAACATACAGGGCCGCTGCCGGGCCAGCTATCCACAGCTTATCCAGATGAATAGTCCCTCAAACCCGGCCAACTCCGCAAATTAACCGCGTCCCCAGGTAATCTCCCGGTCTTGAATGGCGGTGACATATTCAAAGCCAAGATCGCCTGGATACAGCACCTGCTGGCTTTCATGGGTATAGCGCCAGGTCCGCGCCACGGTCAGGTCGATCAACCGGCTTTCATAGCTGATGGTAATCGTGCAGCTGTCAGCATCATCCTTGATTTCTGGTACATCAAGACGGCCCGAGAAGGCCTGCACCGGGTCGGCGATAATCTGGCCTGTTTCAGACAAAAGCCCAAGCCAGATCCGGCCCGGCAAACCCTGACGCGCTTCCTCAATGGCCATTTGAACCAAATCAAGCGGTACGCCAGATAACGAGACCGCCGTGCCGCCCGCCACGACCTCGCCGGTTTCATCAAGAGAACCGATGCCTAGAAGCGACCCCGCGCCAGCCCAAGTTTGGCCATTCCACACGATTTCGCTCAGCCCAGACCAAATCCGCACCCAGCCCGTGGCGAATTGGCCCTCAAAAAAGATCACCGGGCGAAGGTGTTGCTCCGCCAGCGCCGCAGCAAAAGCGGCAGTTACATCTCGGCTCATGTCAGAGCGCCTCTCGGGCTGAGATTGTAAACCGATGCTGATCCGCCCGGCCAATGACCGTCGGCACCGGCGCCGTTAGCCGAAGAAGAACGGACGGGGCATTCAGGCCAATCGGCGTGCCAACCTGAACAACAGCGCGCAAGGACGGCACAAACGCCAGTTCCGCCTCGCTGCCAACCGGCGTCACATCCGCCGTCAGTTGATAAAGCCGTGTCGTGGTCTCGGACCCCAGCTGGAAAAAATCCCCCGCGCGCAGACCAAGTCCCCAGCCTGCCGTGCGCAGCGTTGTGCCACCCGCCGCCTGCGTCTCGGTAACATAAGGATTACCCACCCCGACCAGCACCTCAATCGTTGGGTCGGGAAACAGGAATCGCCCCCGCAAACCGCCCAAAG